GAGCATTGCCAGTTGTTTCGACTTTAGCACGATAAATGTTAGCGCCATAAGCAACTAAGTCATTTGGTACATAAGCTGTAGCTTCGTTGTAAACACTGCGAGGGCTAACGCCTTCAACGAACTTGTCCCAGTATGCAGTAACTGTTGGTAAGTTGTTTGTGCCGTCTTGTTTTGCAACATAGATAGAACCACCATACTTAACAACGTCGTTTTTCTGATAAGAAGTTGTTGGAGAGTAAGTACCTTCGTACTGAATACCATCCAAGAAACGTGACCAGTAAACTGCGTTAGGAGGAGTAATGTTAATAGAGTCTTTGATAGCAACATACACAACGCCACCGTGTGCAACACCGTCACCAACTTTGTAGTTGCCGGTTGTGCTAAAAGAACCCAAGAAGTTGAAACCTTCTACCATCAAGGCCCAATAAGCCGTATCAGTAGGTAAGATTCCTGATGTTTTTAATGCGTATGTATACACATATACGTTACCACCGTACTTAACGATATCATTAGATTCGTATGTAGTGGCATTGCTCCACTGACCAGCGAAGTGGAAGCGTAATTTTCCAAGATCAATAAGTTGACTCATATTATATTAGCCTCATAAGTAAGTGTCCTTTGTTACCCCACTCAAACTGAATAGTATCTTTTGACCAAACCCATTGTTTGTAGTCATACTTATCAATTACGCCTTCTTGAGGCAACGAGACTGGAGTGTCCCCGTCCAAAATTTCTATGTTTAGATTGCCTGTGTCTGGGTCTAGACGAAACCCGTACAACACTTTATCGGCCAAATCTGTGCCTTCGTAAAAACCACCCATTATGAGACTCCTTGTAATATTGAGAAGACCGCATCAATGCTAGAATCTACTTTAGCTGAGATAATTAACTTATCTCCAGCGGCAAGAACTAACTTATTACCTTTTGATAACTCGTATGGATCGCCTGCATCTATTCTTTTATCTTTGTGAATGTAGGTATCTTCCGATCCCCTACGAATTTTTAATGTAAAAGGAATAGTAGTACTCTTTAAATTTGAGATACTACCACCGATTACAATACATTTTTCTGGTGCTGTAAAACTAATTACTTCGGTAGTTCCAACGGCACGTGATATTGCGTTTACAAATACTGTTGCCATATGTTACCCCAATGCAATTGCCATAATAATAGCCTTTTCGGTTGCTATAGACTGAATTAACGCATCACTAGCACCACCGCCTGAGCCTAGCGCTCCAATAGTTCCGTCTGCTTTTTTATAGTACATTGTGCCGTCGTAGTCATTAATTGCTACTTCGCCAAACTGCAAATCTTCTGGCAGAGGAACTTTACCGGGAACTGAGCTTCTTTTAAATTTAATTACTGCGTCTGCCATGCTAGTTCCCTTTAGTATTAATAGCTTCCGCCATCAACTTGTACTAATTCGACTAAACCATCAGTTACTGTAAACTGTGTATTCAGGAACTTTGACAAACCTTTGACTAACGTAGTTGCTGTTGGGATAACTGTTTCAGAAATTGCAGTTACCAAACCTTTGGCATTAACTGTTAAAGTAGGAACAGTAATTGCGTCACCGTATTCGCCAACATCAGCGTTAACTGTGGCTAAGGTAAGAGCTGCTGAAACTGCTGCACTACCATCAACTGCTGTTAGGGTAGCGGTTGCATCACCAGTCAAACTCAAGTTGCGTGCTGTTTTCCATTTGGTAGCTGTTGAAGCGTTACCAACTAATTCAGCATAAACATTTGCAACTGTTAAGTCTTTGTTCATTACCCAACGGTCATCGCCACTGTTATACAAAATAGTAGCAGGAACTGTTGGTCCCATGATTGTCAAACCACCGCCGTCTGCCATTGCTGCTGAAGTAGCGTCTTTGGCTAGTTCAATGTTTTTGTCGCCAATTGCAACCGTGGTTGAATTAACTGTTGTAACTGTACCTAACACTGTTAAGTTACCAGTAATAGAGGCATTGCCGTCAATATTAATGCTGGTAGCAGTAATGTCGTTGGAGTATAAAACTCCGTTGACTGTTACATCGTTAAAAGTAACATTTGATGTAGGCGCTAAAGCTTGGGGTAAACTAATCGTAACTGTGTTATTGGTAACAGCTGTTGAAACCCCAGTACCGCCAGTAATTGTTAGTGTATCAGTTAACAAGCTGATTGTATCTGTACCAGTATTACCAGCAATCGCTAAATTTGTTGCAACGCTGACTGTACCTGCGGCTGTTAATCGACCTTTGGTATCAACTGTAAAAGTAGGGATTTCTGTAGCACTGCCATAGCTACCTGCAGTTACTGTAGTATTTGCTAATGTAAGTGCCGCGTTTACGTTTTGTGAACCGTCAACGCCTGTTAGTGTAGCAGTAGCATCACCACTTAAACTTAAATTACGTGGGTTTAACCATTTAGTTGTAGTAGCTGCATTGCCGATTAAATCTGCTGTAACGTAGCGTGCTGTAAAATCACCGTTTGAATCACGTTTTACTAAAGTGCCAACATTGTTTAAATGTGTTGCAGCGTCAACCATGTCTGTGTAACGCTTACCACCGATAATAATGTGATTTACTGCGTTTCCTGCAGTTTCGGTTCCAAGACCAATATAGAGACGATCACCGCCATTTGATCCGTTATCTGCTAAGCCTGAGTAGGCTAACTCACCCGCACCTAGTACCCCAGGATTACCTGACGTTTCACTGCGTTTAATTCTTAAAATAGAAGCCATAGCTTATCCTTTTAAAACTGACCAGCTTCAAAAATTTGTTTATCAAACAAATTGGTAGCTGTCCACATATTTGTTGAAGTGTTATAAACTAACACGCCTCCATCTTGTAGACCTGATATGTCTACATCGCCAGCTGCCATAATTGAATTAACTGCTGGTGGTGGCATCATGCCACTAGTAATAATTCTTGCAGGCTTGTCGTCTGTTACGACGCGATTAATAATTTGTTCTTGTACAACACTAGTATCACCGCTTTGGGTTACTACAACTTCAACACTCATCGTGTAACCTCCTGCACTAGGGTTATATTACCATTGATGAATGGGATTACGTTGTTGCCATTGTATAGTTCTAAACTATACACAGCTGTTGAAAACGTAAAGTTTTGCGTAACATTTGCTAACAGAGTAATCTGAATTGTTTTGGTTGTGTTGTCTAACACAATTTGATTGTTTTGTGTTGTTGCTTCGTGAATAACAGTAGGGCTATCAATAGACTCACGAATCTGCATACGGGCAGCTAAACCTACTAGTGGAACTGGTTGGTTAAACTCAACAACTCCGCCACTAGTATAAGCAGTATAACCTAAACTATTTACTTGGTTAATTTCTACTTTGTTTGCCACTGCTGCTTGAGCAGCAGCAATTGCTGCCTGATTCGTTGTGATAGCTTGTTGCCAATCTGTATACGAATTGTTTAAGGTATTTAAAAATGGCGCAAAGTTACTGGGTACTGCTGGACTTATCTGATTATTTGACATTATATACTGATAAGTAACTACTGGGTCCAGGTTTGCCCAAGGCCTTACAGTGGGGGCAACTGCTTGGGCATCTGCAGCTTTCATGTCGTTCCACTGTGCTAGATTATCATTATAAGTGTCTTGTAATGCTTGCTCATCAATAAGTGTTGGCGCAACAATTGTATAAGCAGTAGACAAGTAGTAGGCATCATCCCCTACTGAGTTAATTTCTTTCATACCACCTGCACCTGCTACACGAAATCTCCAACCTACTGGCAGATTGTGGGGTGTGGTGGTAGTAATTACACAAGGGGCTGCTTTTGTAATAGACTGAATTGGTACATAAACTTTTGTTTCTGATTCCCAACGAAATGTCTCTTGAAAAGTGCTGCCTTGATAGATTTTATAGTTAATTTTTGCTGGTTGCATTAGCCCACCTTAACCTTTTTAGCTGCTGCTATAGTAGCCGATACTCGAAACTTGTTAACTTCTTCAGTTAGTGCAACAACTTCAGTTTGCAGTTGCTGATTTTCGATGCATAACTGTGATAGTTGTGCATTTAAAATAATCATTTCCTGTTGTAAGCGGTGTAATTCAGTAGCTAGTACGCCATTCTGTTGGCTCATACGCTCTAGTTCTGTGTGCATTAATGTAATCACGCTAGTTTCCGCATGAGTACTTTTCCAGTCTTTTAACAGTTTCTGAATTCCAACTGAGGCTGTGGTTATCAATCTCCACCATAATCAGATCTCCTTATTAGCAGTGGTTGTATATTTAATTATAGTCTGAACGGCAAGTTCGCCCTTTAGATCTAGTTAAAAGCTTGTCAAGAAAAAAGGTTGACAAACTCTGACAATTTGATATATTATACCACAAGGGCGGTAACTTGTCAATGCAAAAAAATACCCTGCCCATATAATGAGCAGGGTATTTTGGCTACGAACTTTTGGCTTTAATAGCCTCCTCCACCGCCTCCACTACCAGCATACACTACCCAGTAAAATACTAGAGTACGATAGTTAGTGGGATAGCTAGCATCATTTCCAGGAAAAGTTGCGTTAATG